GGATGGCCAGCATTCGCACGGATCAGTGCTACCACGTCTGCCTTTACGGTTTTACCTACAAGGCGCAACGCATCACCTATGCGTTTCTTATTGATTTCCAAAAGGGCAGGATTGGAAACCGCGATATTGATATTCGCCATTACGCACCTGCCGCTTCCGCTGCTGGTACCAACACAGAAGCCGATATGACGACATAGAAGCCATCTGTTCCTACAGTGGTAATGTCATTTATCAGATATGTTGTTGTGACTATTTTATTAGATGGACGAAGACGGTTCTTAACGATGATAACATCGGAATTATCAATTCCTGAAAAGTATCTGGTTGTTATCTGCGTTGTGTAAGCACGAACCTGATCTTGAACACCATCAAAATATTCTGCAGGTGCGACCTGTTCAACGCGACCTTTTATCTTTCTAAATGACGTGAAGGTTTTTTGTAAAACCCCGTTGTCATCAGAAGTGGTTGTGATGTTATTGAAATCAAGAATTTGATTGAAGTTTGTATTAATATCAGAATTTTGAATAACTGCCATATGTTACCTTCCGATACCAATTCTTCTATAATTTGCTAATCGCGATTTTATTCCTGATGATATTGGATCACCAAACTTACCAGTTCGATCTTCATACAGGCGCTTTGCAAGGATCATGATCGTCATTTTTAAGTCTGCTGGAATGGCGTCTGCAGAAGGATACATTCCACCGATATAATCCACCTTTACGGCTGTTACGCCTTGGAAAAGTTCGGTCATATATTCATTGAAGCCCAGACGCAGACGCGCCGTGTTTCCAAGGATATCATAGGTGTATTCATCGGATGGAAGCGCAACCAATTGATCACCGCCCACCAACACAGATACATCGGTTATGGATGTAGCTTTAGTCGGCAATTCGAAGAATTTTCCGAATGCAGACAGCGTAACAAATCCAGAAGATTGTGGTCCGTTCAGCCATGATCCAAAATATGAATCTGTTATTTCATATGTTGATTTCTGATAAATCCAACTTATCGGGCGTTGAATAATATAATCACCACAATATGTTTCAATCATTGATGTGGCTGAATCCCCAAAAGATTGAATAAGGTTATCTTCATCTGCTGAAAACGTACCTATGAAATCAATCAATGTATCGATATCGACAGGGCACGTTGATATTGTTGTTGTTTGAAGGGATGAAAGTGCCATGCGTTATCCTTATTTGTTAATACGTTTCTTTATAATCTTCACTGTCTTTGTGATGCGTTCTGCCTGACCTGCTTTTACCAAGCCTGAAACATAGGAACTTTCAATTTCGACTAAATCGCCAGATTTATAAATTCCTACATCTTTCAATATTCTAATAGTTTCCATGGTTTAATTCCTTTTTTCTATTTTTATTATTTAAACAATATCACGCAAGCATATTTGACATAACGGGACGTTTTGTAATAACAATTGGATTATTATTCTTAAGTTTATCGCCAGTTGTTTTTGTTGAAACAAATATCTTGTTCTTTTCGTCGATACCGACAGTTATATTAATGGTTCCGCCGTCCGATTGTGAAGGTGATGCATCCGCAACCATAATATCTGACATGTTTGTATTTGCGATTGGGTTTGAAGGCATTTCGCCAGTTATAATACCTGATTTATTATCAAACTTATTCCCAGAAATATTGGCAGCTATTTGTGCGCGGTCTTTCATTTCGCCAGCCTGATCGGCAGGACGTTCACCATATTTCGATATGATGGCTGCAGCCATCATTGGATTGGATACGTCTTTTAATCGATTTAAAACATTACCACCCTGACTTGTTCCCATTTCCCATTTGTAAGCTTGAATTTGTTGGTCCAAATTCATTTTGTGAATGTCCATTCCAAAATGTTTTGAAATGGCGTCCTGCCTGTCTTTGTGCCATTGGCCGATACCGAAGGCTGCGCCGTTGTCACCAACAGCAGCCGCATTAAAGTTTGATTCCTTCATGATATTTGCAGCAGCACCTGCAGCGGCAGCCGGGGAAAGACCAAGGTGTTGAAGGCGACCAACAACGCTGGCAGCTTGTTGTGCTTGTGATCCCGTAACCTTCGTTTCTGGCGCAGGCTGAAACTTCGAAGCCGCAGAACTTGTTTTGTTTGATTCATCATTACCTGATGCATCTGAACTGGTATTCATTAAATCTGATGCAACGGCCTTAGCGGAACCGATAGCTGTATCAGCTACGTTCATCACCTTTGACATTCCGGGGATATGTTTGACAGTCCATCCCACAGCACCTTTTATTTTATCAAAGATGCCACTAACGAAATCCCATCCCTTGCTGAAGACGGATTTAATTCCATCCCAAACTGGACTGAAGATTTCACCAAAGAATTTAAATTCCGCTTTTATGCCTTGTATATAAACGCCGAAAACAAGATTTATACCTTCCCATAACTTCTTGAAGTATGGTCCGACCTTATCCCAATGTTGATATATTTCGTATGAAGCTAAGGCGATGGCTGCAATGGCAATCCCTATCGGCCCGGTTGCGGTTGTAATTGCGACACGCATGGCCGTAGCTGCTGCGCGGATCAATCCCCCTGACATCACAAACGATGCTGCTGTACGGGCCGCATTCACGGCCACCTGGCCTAGTGACGCAACCGACATGACAGCAAAACTTGCAATTCGGTATCCTGTGATAAGTGCGCTTATCCCAAGGCTGGCTATGGGCGCTATAATGCCCGTAACCCAACTGACAACCTTGATCGCCACCAATCCTTCCAGAATGGTTTTCAATGTATGAAACGACGGCAGTACGGGCTTGATGTCTTCATACAGCTTCTTGAAGGGCAAATTGCCGATCCAAGTAGCTACATTCACCAACGCATTCGATACGTTATCAAAAGCCTGTTTTGCTTCTGGGCTAGTGGTTATCCAAGTTTGAAATTCATCGATCAGTTTGGTCACAGAAGGCGATACCTTCTGGGCGATGGTCATCCCAAAACCTAGTATCGTTTCTTGTAATTTTCTGGATGACAGATCCATGCCTTCAAGTGATTTGATACCCTGTTGGGTAACGCCACTTAATGACTTCGCTTGTGTTTCCGCAGATCGAACCTTGGACGCATCCATTCCCATCAAATTTGAATCAACATGCATTGCGCCAAACTGTGCGCGGATGGTGGATGAATCCATTCCGTTGCGCTGTTCTTGGCGGGCATGTTCAAGAAATAGATCGCGGATCTTGTTCGGGTCCATATGACCGGCCTGTGCAGCCGATATCCCCATTGAAGATAATATCTGGGATGCGTCCGCATTTCCGCCATTGGCAACTTCACGCTGCATGTCCTGAACGCCAGAATATGTTTTCGTAAGCGTGTCTTCACCAACGCCCAACAAACGGGATGCTGAACGTTGTTGAAGGACTGCAGCACCAGATACACCCATCTGGTTCCCCGTCAGACGTGCGCTGTTAGCAGATGCACCTGCTGCATGTAGTGCCGCTGCTGCGCCCCCAATTGATCCAATTGCAGATATGGCTGTCAGTTGTTTTAATAAATTAACAGACGCATCGGTGGCGTTACGGATGCGACCTGCAAGTTCCGTGAAGTTATTAGCCGTATGACGAATTCCAGTCAGATTGTTGAATTGCTTCAATTGGGTTTGAAGACGTTTCACAGGTGCTTGTGAAATTTTCATTTGTTGATTGAATGATTTCAGAACTGAACTGAATCCATCAATTACAGATACCTTTGCGCTGTAATTACCTTGTGCCATTTAATATCCCTTTATTAAATATATCTATATATTTAATATTTGGGACTACCTATGGCTATCAATTCCAAAAAGAAAGGTAACAGCTTTGAAAGATTAATTTCAAACAAGTTATCAGAACGTTTTAAAATACACACTAAATTAGAACAATCATTTAGAAGAAATAGCGATTCTGGTTCCTATTTTGGTGGTTCCAACATATCACGTTGTGGAACACATGATCTTTCAAATGCAACATTCGGTGATATCATTACACCTGATAATTTTAAGTTTGTTATCGAATGTAAATCATATTCAAGCCCGTTAAGCTTAAAAAATATTATGAAGCAATCCGATCCCAAGATTGATTTATGGATCAAGCAGGTAAGTCAGGACAGTGAAGTTTCTGGCTTATGCCCTGTTATAATTGTAAAATATAACAACCATCCAATTTACGTCATATCCAAAGACAAATCAGATTGCCTTGTGAAATACAAAGAATGGGGATTTATGGATTTTGATATGTGGTTAAACAAAGACACATCATATTTTTTTAAAGGAATAAAATGATAGAAATAATAGGATTAATACTAACATTTATTAAAAGGACATGGCCTTATCTTCTTACCGGTATAATTGTTTTATTTTTGTGCATTAAGGTTCATTCAATAACAAATAAATTACATGAATATGCAGTACAAAAACAAGAAATCAGTCATTTAGAAGAAAAGATTAGCAATCAACAAAAGCAAATTATAGATATTCAAAACAGATACAATGTTCTTATTTCAAACAACAACACTATTGATAATTCTGAACGCGAAGAAAAAACAGACTTCCAGAAGGTGATCACAAAGAACGATCCCACTAAGGAACAGAAGGTCAATGATTCCATCAACGGATTACTGGATGGAATATCGCAATGAAAAAATATCTTCTTCTGTTTTTGTTGTTGGTGTCATGTTCTACCCCTGTTCAACCGCAAGCTAACCTTCAACTTCTTCCTGACGTCCAGAAGCCAACGCTGAATCATGTTCAGTTCCATATAATCAAATCTGGAAACCAGAATTTCTATTCGTTAGACGATAATGGCGTAACCATACTTTTCAACAACCTATCTGCATTAAAAGCTTATATAGGCAAATTAAAGAATCAGATCATATTTTATCAGGATGAAGTGAAAGATAGCATCAGATAACTTTAAATATAATAACCTAACTATAATAAAGGTTATTATATATGAAGAAACATATTCCCTTAGAAGATTATTGCAAAATAAAATCTATAAATTCTAAGTTCAAAACAAAGTCCGTTGTTACCACAAATTACGATACTGAAGTTGAAGTATCAGAAAACACGGCAACATTTATCATCACCACACCTAATATAGATAGGTCATGTGATATTGTTGTTACGTCTGGCCTTAATACAGATAATTATATGAAGAACCCTGTTGTGCTGTGGATGCATGATGACACACAGCTACCAATAGGGAAGTGCGTATCCTTATACAAATCGTCAGATGGTATTATTGCTACAGTACAATTTGCAGATTTTGATACACCTGCTGTCGGCGAAAAAGCAGCAGGGATATTTTCCTTAATCAAACAGGGAATATTGAACGCAGTTTCAATTGGTTTTCAGCCGTTAGAAAACATATTCAATGAATTTGGTGGACAAACTATTACGTCCGCTGAACTGGTCGAATTTTCAATAGTCAATGTCCCATGTAATTCAGACTGTCTTATCACGGATTATACTGAACAGAAGTCATTAGATACCACCAGTACACCTGTTGTCGCACAGGACTATGCCGGGGATCAAACCGTTGAATTACCAACGGCAATTGAAGAACCAGAAGTTGATTCAGGAAGCATACCTGAAGAATACAACAATAAAGAAAAACAAAAACGAAAAACTATTGCAATGGAACGTGCAAGAAGACTGCGCCTACTTGCCCTGTCTTTGAATCAATAAAGCAAATTATTTTAATAAATAAAAATAACAATTTAACATTATAAAGGAAATTATTTGATGACTGAAAATACTTCATTGAATAAATTGCGCGTAAAACGCAAAGAACTTGCTGATCGTGCAAAAGAACTATCAATTTTAATCGTGAATAAGGCGCTTAACGACGAAGATGCATCTAACGAACAAAAAGAAGCAGATGACGTTGAAAAGCGTGCAAAGGATTGTGACGAAGCAATTAAGCGCGTTGAATCTAAACTTCAAAAGGATGCTGAAGAAGCAGAAGATAAAGACGAAGATGAAACAGAAACCAAAACAAATAAGTCTTTTGGTATTGTTAAAACAACCGGTTCAGGGCTTAACCCTGCATATACACTTGGATATAAACTTGCTTCTAAAGCAATCGTTAGTCGTGAAGGTATGTATGATGGCGCTAAGAAAATTAAAGATCAATTCGGCAAAAACGCAGAATTTATATTAAAAGACCTTACAACCACATCAACACCTGTTGTCGCACAAGATTATAATGCTGCTGCATTTGTTGAATTAAGACGTGCAAGATCACCTTTCCGTCAGTATGCAAACATTATCGCAATGCCAGAAGGTAACACAACCATTCCACGTCAATATGATGGTGCAATGTGTAATTGGGCAGGTGAAGCGCAGCCAGCAGTTCCATCACAGCTTAATGTCGATAACATCAATCTTACATGGAAAAAGCTTTTCGGTTTCACATACACAACCAAAGAACTTCTTATGTATTCTGCACTTAACATCGGTGAAAAGATTGTTGACGATTTGATCAAGCAGATGGACGTTTACGAAGGTCTTGCATTCGCAAACAATGCAACCGTTTCACAGGTTCAGCCACTTGGCCTTCCAGGAATGGTAACATCTGACAATGTTGTTAAATCAACCGGAACAGACTTCGCTTCTGTATGGGCAACATTGAATACAGCTATTGCAAAGATCCGTGGAAATAACCTTTACGGTGATCTAGTCTGGGCGATGTCAGTTGAATCTGAATTCTTCCTTCGTTCCCTTCTTAACGCATTCGGTGTTCCTGTTTTCGCAAACATGATGGATGAAGGATATATCTTCGGACTTCCATTCTTTTCAACAGCATTGATCGGATCTAACCTTCCAAATAGTGCGGATACACCAACAGATACCGTTGCACCAATCTACCTTTACGCACCTGAAAACTTCGTAATTGCAGACGCAGGTTCCTTTGCAGTTGAACAGACCAACCAAGGTTCGTTCATCACAGGATCTGGTACACAGATCAACACATTCGGACAGGATCTTGTTGCATGGAAATCAACATCCCGCCTTGATACAGCGCTTACCCTTGATAATGCGCTTGTTCAGATCCTTGGTGATGGCTGGTCATTCAGTAACATTGCAGCTTCTGTTTCAAACATTCAAACAAAATCAACATCCAAGTCTTCTGCTTCGGCAATTGGACAAGGAAACTAAGTTTAGTTTTAAAAACGATTATAGAAAAGGCGGGAACATATCCCGCCTTTTTTGTTGTCTTTTTATTAAATAAAAATATGAAGAAAATTATTAAAAAAATATATTTGTCGTTATCTGGAAAGTTTATTCATACTGATGATTTTTTGCATTGCTGCGAAGAATCACAAATATATAGAAACGAAATAACTTCAATATGCAACGAAATAAGGGCTACGTATTAATGATAGATAATTTAATTTCCGCACTATGCGCGGTATTAACAAAAAACCTAACACCGATAGACGCAGTTCTTATGTTGGTTATTTTTGGATTGACATGGATGCTAAAACGCAAGGAATCACAAATAGATCATAAAGATGAATTGCTTCAAAAGGCATATGATGACCTTCTTTCTGGCAATGCTTCACTTAAAGATATAATTGAAACATTGAAAAATATAATTCTAGTTTCAAGATAATTCGTAAATATCATTATTAAATAAAATAAGGATATTTGAATGGAACAAAAAACATTTCTTGTTAATGACCCATCAAACGGAAACAAAGGTTCCCGCATAACAGCGGACTACATGAACCATATAAATGAAGAACTATCTTCAATTTTGACCGACCGTGGTGTCACACCTGATACAAACAATTCAAATCAGATTTCTAAGGTTCTTACGTCAACGTTTGCGGCTATTGCTTCACCAACGCTTACGGGCATCCCGCAGACATCAAACCCAGATGGTTCAATAGCGAACCAGATCGCAACCGTGGACTATGTGAACCAGAAAGCGCTTCAGGCCACTGTCGGATTTACCCCTGCCCAGCAGGGTGGTGTCACAAACATGGGCAACAATAAGATTAACATAGGACAAGCATCAGATAATTCTGGTGTCATGATTGCGGTTGATGGAAATAATCAAGGTAAGATCATATTTCAAAGTGAAGACAATAATACCGTTGGAATTACCCGTCTTGGATATAATACCAATATCCACCAATTGGGCGCTGAACATGGTGGATCTTGGTATTTTTATTATGATGCGTCAGATATCGACGGAAAGCAATTTATACAATCGACACCTGATTCATCCGGTATACGAATTACAGGAATTGTTTGGAACACATCATCCAACCTTCCACAGGTTACATATAACAATGGTCAAGTTTCTTATGGTGCTACAATCGACTGGGTTAATAACAAAGGATATGTATCTGGAACAAGTTCAATGGGATCAGGCGATACGGCTGCAACAGGTATACACTACACGCCAGCAGGTGATATTGTTCAGCTAAACCTTGCAGATTCCACAACCATTGGTGTGGCTACACAAAACTGGGTTATAAACAAATCATATATATCAACATATTCTGATTCAAATACATATTCCATAAGTGAAGTTGGATATGATCATAATTCTGATAACTTATATTTTAAAACAAGCAATGGTTCTACACTAGGTGCAACCCAGTCATGGACAGCTAATAACTACCTAGCTAAATCCGGCGGAACGATGACTGGTGATATAGCAATAAATGGTTATTCCGTTGGACAAGGTAATGGTGGAAGTAAAATTACATTTGAAACCGGTGGTCATATATCGGTATGGGATAATTCAAACACTTGTAACTGGTACTGGTCACAAAGTGATGGGAATCCACCAACGGTATATTCTGGTGTACCTATAATTGCTAATTCCTACATTAAGACCAACAATCCATCATCAGGTGAAAATTCTAATATTGTTGCAACAACATCTTGGGTTAATAACAAAGGATATGTATCTGGAACAAGTTCAATGGGATCAGGTGATACGGCTGCTTCTGGAATTCACTACACGCCAGCAGGTGATATTGTTCAGCTAAACCTTGTAGATTCCACAACCATTGGAATAGCAACACAAAATTGGGTAAATGGTAATTTTGTCGCAAATGGCACATGGGATAATAATATAAACCAACCTGTTAAGAATGACAGTATCCCAACATTCGAAGGTATAATTGTCAATAATATTGAATTCAATAATAAAAGTAATTATCATATATATTATGATTCTGATAATAATAGTATCAATATACAAACAAATAATGGTTCAAACCATTATAACACCTTCAATGCAGATGGATCAGTAAATTTTGGTGGAAATCAATTATCATGCGACACCATAATATCAACAGGTGATATTAAAACAGGTTCTGGAAAGGCACTTTATACAAACACCATCAGCGCGTATGGCGCTTCTGTCAATATAACTTCAGGGGCTTTCATTAGTGGTGATCTAACCATAAATGGAAACGCCAGTTATAAGACACATGATACTGGTGATAATAGTACGCACCTAGCGTCTACTGCGTTCGTTCGTAATGCGATTTCTGCTGGTTCCGGTTTGAACATATCACAGGCATCCCCCGGATATACAACATTACCGGGGGGATGGATTATGCAAACAGGAAATCAAAATACGGGCGATGGTGGCTATTATAATATCAATTTCCCCATATCGTTTCCAAACAAATGTGTTTCGGTATTTGCCACTGAACAGTCTGCAAATGGAACGTGGATGACAGGATCACCTTCCGTATATGGTGTATATGGAACCAGTAATACATCTTGTACAGTTTATGGTATGGGATGGATCAACGGTAATACATGGTCTGGAAGTACAGGAATAAACTTTGGATGGATAGCGATAGGATATTAATATGGAACAAAACTATTATTGGTCAAAGACCACAAATTCTTTTTACCCGGCATCAATGTTGGATGCTTATAAGACAGCAGGGACATTTCCCACGGATGCTGCTTTGATAGATGACACGATATTTGAAACATACGCTGGTAAAGCCCCAGATGGGGAAACAAGGGGATCTGATGAAACTGGAAACCCTGCATGGGTGGCTATCAAGCCCATTGAAGTGCCTTTTGTCACACAAGCCGAAAGGGCACTTTCTGATGCCAGAACGTATGTGCAGAACAACTTCATATATCTTGGTGAAACACCTACACAGGACTGGATCGATTATCAAAAGGCGCTGATAGCCATCACGAATGGCACAGATACCAAATCGAAGGTTCTGCCTTCAGCACCAACCGCATAAAAAAAGGCCGGGTAATTCCCGGCCTTTTTGCTGTTATGGTGTTTGAAATATCTTCTGTTCTGCTGCGCGTCTGTTGGTCAATCCGGGGATCACCTTACCGCCAGACAAGTTCCATTTTGGAAATTCATTAGCTGCAGATGTAAAGTCACCAGAATTAATATCCTTCAGCATTGTTGAATTCTGAAAGTTTGTTATTCCAACATTATAGCAGAAAGAACATAGTGCTATCAACTGGTTGCTTGAAAGCTTAACTTTAGTAAGAACATTTATCTTTTTTATTATATCACCAATTAATGTCTTCAAATTATCATTTGCTTCCTGTTTTGTTATCGAAACAGGATAATCTTCTGTAACAGGTCTTCCATTCCACCAAGTGAATCCATATCCGATAGAATATTTTGCCGACCCATCGTAATATGGTGTTGATCTGAATCCTTCATACACAGATATAACTTGTGCTGCGGCATCAATTATTGAATCTGCCATATATCTTATACCTTATAAATTAATATAAGGTATTTAATTTATGAAGAAGTCAGAATTGACATTATCATTGCTATCAAATTTGATAACGGAATTGATGTGGGTAAATTCATTGATGGAAATATATAATTTAATGACGGTTGAATTATACTTGAATAAGCGATTATCCAAACAATCATATATAACAAAATTTTCTTTGGTGAATCCCAATCTTTCATAGATATCCTTTCTTAATATTGAAGAAGTTCAACCGTAGTTGATAATGCCGCTGGCATGATCGGGTTGTTTCTAGATATGATTTCGCTGTCGCGGGTTGCATCCTGATAATATTGATAGGCGATGACACAGGCTGGCAGACTGGTTCCAAAGGTTTCTGTAACCACGTTTGGAAGATCAGCGGATACCTTGGATATATACGCGGTCAACTGACTAAGGCAGCGTGTAAACACATATCCGATATCATCATCAGAATTGTCGAATGAATAAATTATTTCAGCATTTGTTATTCGTGCAACCTGTTTAATTGTTGATATAGCATCATCTGAAGATGTAAATATTACATTTGAAACACAATCAATCAATGTCAGTAAGATAGATCTTCTGAAATATGAAAATACAATATCCTGTCTGGTTGCTTGAACGGTGCCGGTTATATTATCATATCCAAATGAACCAATTAAATCCATTAAAGCATTAATTTTCTTTTGATTATTTGGTATCGTTTGCAGCGAAGTTGCAATATCTTCTATGTTATCTGTAAACATTATCATCCTTTATCGGTTTTATTATATTTATGTTGTAAATATTATATTATCATATAAAGGAATAATTGATGCCTTTTCTAAATCCAACATTTCAAACAATAGTAAACAACATATCTAATGAAATAATTATCCAAACTGGACAAACTTCCCTTAAGAATTCAATTCAAAGCATTGTTTCGATAGCTATCGCAAAAGAAATATCTTATATGTATGGTGCTATTGATTACGGATATCTTCAGATTAATCCCGGAACAATGACGGGCATCAATCTGGATTCATACAGTAAGCTTTTCAAGGTATTCAGAAACACGGCTGCTACTGCAACAGGAAGCGTTGTATTCACTGGTACAGCCGGAACGTTGATCCCATTGGGAACTGAACTGATCCGCGCAGATGGTACGATCTACACCACAACCGCATCCGGTAATGTCGGTGACAATATATCGATAGTGGCATCATCCGCTGGCATCGATGGGAATGCGGCAGCAGGAACGCAGCTTCTTGTTAGTCCGGCAATTGCGGGGGTTGATAACAGTCTAACCATTGCAAACGCCATAACAGGCGGTACAGACGTTGAAGGTGACGCAGCTTTGCGTTCGCGCATGTATGCATCCGCACAAACCATTCCCGCTGGTGGTTCACCTGCAGATCATGTGAACTGGCTAGAAGCAGTTCCTGGCGTAGTTCAAGCTTGGTGCGATCCTGTCCCAACAACGGGAAACATCGTGACCTGCTACGTCATGTTTTCAAGTGATAATGGCAACAACGGCTTACCTATTGGAACGTCCGGCTGTGCATCACAAGAAACAAGGCTTCCAGCCGCATCAGGTGACCTTCTAACGGTTGCTAATGCGGTCTATGATCAGAAACCCGTTGGCGAATTAATGTGGATTGCTGCGCCAGTTCCACAGCCTATCGATATAACGATATCGGGGATGACAGGTGTAACCACCACCATTCAAGCCAGCATCCAAAAAGCGTTATCGACATACGTTAGATCAATCGCAACGCCACTTGGAACGACAGTTTATATGGCTTCGCTTGAATCCGTGATCGTCAACACAGCTTCAACAACATCATTCACATTGTCATCACCTGCTTCAAACGTAACTGTTCCACTTGGAAGCATCCCGGTCATTGGCACAATAACCTATGAATAATTGAAAGGATATTATGGAACCAATACTAACTACACCACGCACAAACGAACAATATACGAATGACCTTGTAAACCTTCTTCCAGAAGGTTCAGCATGGGACGCGAAATATTCTAGTAATTCAACCATGTATAAAATGTTATATGCATGGATGTCGCCTTTAAACGCGATAGATACATCACTTTGCTTTATGATCGATGATGTAAATCCATCTTTAACGCAAAGCCCAGAAGTTTTGGAATATTACCAAAGCCTTCTTGGTTTGCCGAACAAATGCATATCAGCAGATTCAACGTTTGAAGAACAACGCCAGCAGGTAGTTTCGCGCTTTGTTATCAAAGGCGGGATGAATAAAGATTATTATATATCAATGGCTGAAAGCTTCGGTCTTAACTTGAATATAATTGAATATTCTGGCGCCTTATGTGACTTGGCAGAAGTTGATTCAGATTCATCATGTGTCGCTGACATACAGGATACGTTTGACGAATTTAAAGTTACATTTGAAGTTGATGGTGATTATACGCTGTTTCAATGCAGCATATCTGACTTAATCCCTGCGTATCTTGTTATCTATTGGGTACGAAAGGATTAATAATGTCGGAAAATAAAATCTATGTTCTGGCCAATGGCAAAAAATATAATAATGTTGAAAATATATCCGTACATGCATCGCTTGATGCATTACCAAGATCATTTGATATCAGTTATATCGATCATGGTGGGCAGATATTAAAATCTGGATCAAACATCACAATCGGAACGGAAAAGAATGGAAAGTTATTTTCCAACGCTTATGCTGAAAAGATATCTAAAAAAAGAACTGCAACAAGTGATACCATGCGTATGTCAGGACGTGGACATATAAAGGATCTGCTTGATGGTTCGGCAAACATTCGATCCAGTCAGCTACCTTCAACCATCGATCTTCTGGCTAAGTTTTTATGTGATGCCCAGAATGTTCCGTACAAAAATCTTGCGAAGAAAAGCAACACGAACAACCTGACCGCTGCCTTTAATATAGGATGTGATGAATCTGCTTTTGCCATTCTGGAACGTGCGGCCAGATATGAAGCCGTCATCATTTATGATTCATGGGATGGATCGTTCATCATAAATGACGTTTCCAGTAAGCCAGTGACAACCATCCACGCAGCGCAGGTTACGGATGTGACCTTCAATCAGTCCGTTGCAGAAAGGTATTACAGCTACAGCGTTGTCCGTAACCAGAATTCTGCTGCACAAGAACCCGGACAGACGCCTATCGTTGATGGGATTGCATATGATCCTGAAAAGGACACCATCAATCCCAACAGAAAGCTTACCATCGTAAATTCGAAAAGTGACGGCACTGTCGATTTTTCACAAAGACTAGCAGAATGGTACGCCAATCGCGCTTATGGGAAATCAACATCATTAGAAGTGACAATACCTTCTTGGACATACGAAACCGGGAAATATTGG